TTACAGATACGTTACCTACAAAACCATTACTTCCAGTTGGAAAACCTGTATATGGGTTGGTAAAACCTGAAAGCCCAAGAATGTAGTTGAAGTTGTTTGTGCCAGTTGCGGTAACTTTTAAATTGCCGTTAGTATTATCCCATGTGTGGTTTGCACTAGCTCCGAATGCACCAGCGTTGTTGTATTGTACTTGGGTGTTGGAGCCAGCGGGGGTTGCGCCGACTGTCCCATTCTCCCACGTTTCAGTCGTGCTATTATAAACTAACGCCTGTCCGTTTGTGGGGGTATTTATATCTACGTCAACTAACTGAGATAATCTTTGTATGCCGTTTCTTGTTATGTATAAGGTTTGATTTTTAAGCTCTACTTTTGCTTGTATCTTGGCTAAAATATCATCTTCAAGCTTACGAGTGTCTATAGCCCCATCAGACAGATCTTTAATTTTTTGGAATAAGCGCAAGTTATCAGATTTAAGTTTCTCGATAGCAACTGTATCTACTACCTGATTTATTACTGTGGCTGGTGGTGCAACTTCTTTTTGAACTTCTACGCGCTCTATAATCTTTTCAGGTCTGTATGCTTTAACCTCTTCTATTTTAGCCTCAAGCTCTTTAACGGCAGCTTGAATTTGTTCATTTAAAGCACTGTCAGCTAATCGAAAAGTTTTGCCGAGTTCGGCAATATTTGCCTGTAATTCTTGCTTTTGTTCTTCCGTTAGGTCTTTTACAGAACCAAGTAGCTCATCCATTTCTTGCGTGGTATAAAATTGGGGTAAATTACCCAAGCTATCTTTAATAGAAGTAAGAACCTTCTCTAATCCCACTACGTCACTTATTGCGTGTTTATGGGCTATTGGCTCACGTTTATCTGAAAATCTTGGGTCTTTCTTGGATGCCTTCTCCTTAGAAAGAGTTTGAATGTTGTCAGCTAGATTTGTAAGAGCTGTAGTGGTTTGGAACAAAAGGTCATGGGTGTTAGATTTGCTTGCCGCGTCATCTAATCTTCCCAATGTTCTTTTAAGTTCCTTGTCATCCATTAGTCAGCTACATAAACATCGAATGTAAATGTACCAGTTGAACCAGCATTTGAAACAAATTTTATCCATTCAGGTATTGTTTGCGACTCAAGCGGTGATAGTCCCAACATCTTAGACGTATTTCCTGTTAAAGTAAAGGTAGTTGCAGTACCATCTTTAGCGGCGTGAGTAATGTAGGTTCCATTCTCATCATCTGATACAGTCATAGTCAAGCTTGCTAAACCATTTACAGACGCGCCTGTGCCTATACCAGCGAGTTGCCCAGATTTAATATGAATTGCAGAAGTAGTTGTTCCCGCGTTTGCTATAGTAAGAGTTCCTCTCTTCGCTACGTTTTTTCTTAAAGCCATTTTAGTTCTCCTTGATTGTTAATTGTTAAGCTATTTTAGTAATAAAAATTTGCGCATATACTTCACTAGTGCTAGCTATTGTTGACGCTTTTCCTAGTCCATTAGTAGCTACAGCCTGCGTAACATAATACTGCATCTCTACTACGGTCGAAGTAGTAAACGTTATTTTAGCTGGTAAAATTGTAGGAATAAGCATTATAGAAGTATTGCCAGCATATGCTGAATCTGAAACCGCTATTGTGCTGCCTGCTGTAATATTTTGGAATCTATGTCTAGCTGACATAGCAGTACCAGCATTTGTACATTGTCCGAAACCAGATATTAAATAAGTTCCCGCAGGAATTGTCATCTGATTAGATGATAATGTAATTCCTATATCATCATAATCTTCTGTATTAATAGCTCTAGTAGTCCAAGCATTAGCGGTAGAACCACCACCATCTGTACCTGATGCTACTGTATATGTATATTTAGCTGTAGGCATTAACATATTAGGGGAAACTACAACCCACTTAGTCAATGCAGCGTCATATCGCAACTGTACTACATCCTGCGTTTTCGCTAATGTTATATCCGTTTGTAAAGGATTATAAATATTCCCCGTATTATGCTTAACCACAACGTCACGTGCATCTGCTACAGTACGCAGAAAGATAATCTTTCCATCTATACCATTTGAGATTGTGTCTAAATCATCACTAGCAGCAGCGCCTTCTGTGTCTATTAAATATTGTGAGAAAGAAAGTGCGGTTACAGCGCCAGTCGCAATAGTTAGTGTGCCACCTGTGCTTGCGTATATAGCCTGCGCCTTACCACGCTGAGAATAGTACGTAGCACCATCACTAAATACCCTAACACCTTGTCCTTGTGCTAAAACGATAGAAGCTTGCCCGTCTATATTACTAGAAGCACTAACAGTAGCTAACCCAACACCCCTATTCTCAAGGTCAACAAACCAACCATTCGGGAATGAAGAACCAGCCGCAGGTAATGTAACGGAAATGGCACTTGAGTTAGTGAAAGTTACAAGCTTACCCCTGTCAGTAGTTAATATTGTATAAGAAGTTCCTGTTTGCGCGTTTGGAATTGCATACACGCCTGTAGTGCTAGAAACAGTTTGAATTGTTGTATTATCAAAAGTAATAGCTGAACCGTTATCCACCGCTACGTTATCTTGACTCCACACTGCTACGCCCGTAGAAGTTGTGAGTGTTAATGTATAAGTTCCAGTTGGGAAAAATATCTGTGGAAGCAAACCACCTGAATCAGCCACTACAGGATTGGAAAGCTCTGTTCCTGGCGTAAATGTAGGGGTAGAATATGTAGTCGCGGGTGTAGTTGTTCCTGATGTGTATGTGTAAAGCTTCGCACCGCCTAGAACTAAACTGTCTGAGCCTATTAGGCGTTCGCGTAGAAAACTTAATTGAATTGTCATTTTTTCTCCTGTAATTTATCTCTTTCAGCGTTAATAGAATGAATCGTAGCTGCCACGCCAGAATCAAATTGCTGTTGATTCATACTTTTATCATACTTACCATATTCTTTTATAATTTCAGCATATAAATTGTATGCTTGTGGGCTATTTAATGGAGTTACTATACTACGCTCTATAAGCTTTTGACCTTTTTCGCCTTTTAACATTTCATATAGTTTCTTATCAGATATACTACCACCTAAAAGTTGACGAGCTTTTGTATATAAAGCTGAGAATACACTAACCTTACTTGAGGTTTGATTGGCAGTAATGGCTTTTGCTGCGTTATTAAAGATTTCGTCAGTGGGGTTGACACCTTTACCAATAGGTGTAGGAGCAGAAGCGTTTAATCCTCTTTGTATCAAGGCAACATTTAGAAGCTCATTAGGTAAATGACCCTCTGGGTCTATTTGCTTTAAAAAGTTTAGCTTACGAGGATCACTCAAATATTTACCAATAGTAGGTATATCAAAACCACCTATTTGATTGCCAGCTTTTCCAGGCACGTAAACATCTTCAAATACTCTAGTTTTTAAATCTCTGTGGATTTTATTTAAGATTTCAGGTTTACCTGCAAATGCAGTTCTTACATACTCATAAGCTTTTGGGTCATCCATGATAATCTTAGAAAACTTGTCAGGTGAAAGATTTTTTATAACTTGCGTAGATTCTCTAGCTCCCAACTTTCTAATTAGTGGGTTCTTTAATAATTCACCTTTTTGTTTTGCCAAGTCACTATATTCAGCCCATTTAGATAGATATTGCTTTGCTATCGGAGTTTGACCCAACGGGCTATTTTTAGTTATCTCTATTGCATTATCAAGTATAGGATTTACAGTATCAGATATAACGCCAGCTGCTTGCTTCTGCACATCTTTATTGTCCGCGAAATTACCCATCATGTCTTGCATATCAGCTTTAAATGCACGAAGGTTGGCAGCATCCATTAACGTGCCGTTAGCTTTAGACCTAGCTTTATATTTTTGTAGAATGGCATCAAACATTTTGTCACCTTTACTACCAAGCTTCTGTCTAAAAATTTGCCTAGTTTTAGCTAACTCTGGTATAAAAGTTTGTGTATTGACATTAACTTGTGGAGCTAAATCCATTAACTCTCTATCCACTTGACCAATTTTATCTGATAATTGTTTTTCTTGGAAATTAATATCCTTCTTAATAGCATCAAAAGTTGCGCCCTGTATTTTTTCTAACGGCATGTCGCCAGTAACCCTAGTTTTTAGAGTTTCCATTGTATCTTCACGAGCTTTCTGCCAATTAGGTTTCTCGCCAGTAAATTGTTGCATTACTTTGGCTTCTGACTCTAACTTACCTTGCTCTCTACCACCACGTTTACCAGCAGTTTCCTCAAATGGGGTTAATACCCTTTCTCCCAAAGCTTGTGTTTGAGCTTCAGCTACGGTTCTATCAGGAAGATTAGCTCCAGTAGGAAAAATATCAGATGTTTTTATAATGTCAGGAGTTATATCTTTAGTAACTAAACCAAGCCTTTCTGCAATCGGTAGTAAAGCTTTATCATGTATAAAATTAACACCAGTTTTTACCCCTGGTATTTTAGTTGTTAATTCGGCGCCGCCATGAATAGCGCCCATAGTTGCACGACCTACGGTTTCTTCAATAAGGGCATCATAAATATTCTTACCAGTGGATTTCTCTGGTGCGCCTAAATATCTTTGAGAAAACTCCTTACCTGCGGCAGTTCCAGCTATACCAAGTGCAAAACCACCAGGGATACCACCTGCGGCAGTGCCTAGTGCAGATCCACCTATACCACCAATAATTTCAGGAACTTGACGAATGATTTGCTTCTCAGCTTCAAAACCCTCTTTACTTGGAGGCATATCAGGAGCGCCGCCAGTAGAAAGGAAATTCGGGTTTTGCATACCGTACATCTCTTCTAATGTTAGTCTATCAACCATTAATATGTCCTCGGTTTACGTGGAGTAAATTGCATATTTTTAGGCATACTTGGCCTATCTTGCAAGCCAAAACCAGTAGTTTTATCGGCCTCAAAACCCTTATCTGGTGAATTTCTATAGGCTTCCGGTGGCAAACCTGTAGTTCTATCTTCACCATAAGAACGCGGAACCTTCACAGTCAACCCACCCGTATTCGCAGGTGAGGCAGCTTGTAATTCTGGTGCACCACCTTCATCAGGAGATACAAAAGCTTTACCATCCCAAATATAAACACCCTTATCACTCACATATCTTTCGCCTATTTTTAATTTTTTCATATCTTTAGGCAAAGATTTAGGAGGGAAGATATGCTGCTGACTATTAAACTCTCTCACCTTAATGCGAATATCAGCAGCACTTAAATTATCTTGTTCTGCCTGAGTTAATAATTGTTGTAATTTTTCAGCGCGTTTCGTAGATTGCTCCATAATATCGACCAAGGCATAGTTACCTTGCATTGATTTTCCAGCACTAGCAACGGTAGCTTTGATTTGTTTAAAGTCAAAATCGGTAGGATTAACTGAGCCAAGTTGCTTAGCTAATGGTATGGCAATTTTATTCGCTGATGCCTCAACAACTTCCATATTAGAGCCAGAATCGAGGGTTGGGATACCAAGGTCGAATTGCTTACTTAAGCTATTTAATATTACTACTGCTGGAGCAGCAACACCAGTTTTAATTGCCTCATCTTTCATAGAGTCAAGCTCAGACTTTAATATTTTTACATGCTCCTGACCTGCAATAGATTTATCAGTTTCATCATAAATTTTATCAAGATAGGTTCTTCTACTTTTTTCACCTTCTTGAATTCTTTCTTTTGTTTGCAAGTAATCAGGACTACTTTTAACCTGCTCTAAACCTAATCTTTGTTTAGAAACATTATAATTTGCCTCACTAATAATGTCTGTAGTTGGCTGTCCGTATTTCTTAGCTATAGCCACCTTTCTTGCAACTTCATCTTGAGGCTGTATTAGTTGTTGTATAGGTGTTGATTGTAGGATAGTATCCTCCCCCATATCTCCCAAATCTACTACAGGCACTAACCCACTTTCATCACTAGAATAAGTAGAGTCACTTACTGGATTAATCATTTGCTCTAAAGGATTTTGACTACCACCACCAGAACTACCACCTGATGCCATCGGCATCGCACCACCAGTTAAGTTGCTTACATCTAAAGGAGGCAAACCACTCATTTCCCTTTGGAAATTTAATTGATTCATGTATTTTAATTTTATAGCCTCAGTCCTCGCATTTTCCGCTTCAATCGCCGCTTGCTGCTGTTTCATCTTCACAGGAGCTAAAGCCATTTCCATAAGTGCTTGTTGACGTTGCGCGCGTGCAGTAGACATATCTTGTAACTTAGAAGGCATATTAGCTATAAGTTGGAGTAATGCCGAATCACCCTGAAATATTTCAGGATTAGCCGCGCCTATTATTGAACCACCTGCTGTGCCGAAATCTACCATAATTTATACCCAAACATTGAACTTGTTCCGCCAGATGCAAAATCACCTACACTATCTAAAGCACTACCAATCCCGCCATATCTCGCCATAGTACCAGTAGATTTAGCTTTACCCATCGCGTTTTCACCCGCAGATAGTCCTTGTGCCAAATCCCAAGGCATACTTGCATAAGTAGAGTAATAAGGGGAGGCCAGCTTTGCTAAACCTCCCACCTGATTAAAGTAATTACCATATTCTTGGGAAGCCATACCAGAACCATATCTTTCCAGTTCTTTTAATGTACGACCCGAAACTAAACCACCTCTAGCAGCGGCACTTCTTTCTGCCATTTGTAATGCTTCATCTTTAGCGAATTGATACCCAGGGCTTTCTTGAAACTTAGAAAAATCACCATTTATTAAAGATTGCAATATCCCCATCGCATCAGGGGTTATATCCTTAGTATTTCCAAGCCTTTCCTCAGTGCCAGCAGCACCAGTACGTAATTGCTCCATACCCGCAGCTATACCACGTTGCTGCTGCTTGGAAGCTTTCATTCCGCCAATAGCGCCTGTTATTCCGCCTACAATTCCGCCCATATTAATTACCTATATATTTAGAGTAATAAACTTCCGAAAGGCTATAATTCAGCCTCTCAAATAACTTAGTAATATCGTTGTGCGACCTTGAACATAAAAGTATTCTCGATACTCTTAGCTCTTTCGCTACTTCTTCCGCTTTCTTTATAAGCTTTACTCCGCCACCAATTCCACGATAGTCGGGATGGATAAATATCGAATCCTGTAAAATATAATACTCATCTTTACTATGCGGATATTGATATTTAACGCCTAAAAAATAACCGATTAACTTTTCCTCACTTCTTAAAGAAAGGAAAATTAATGAGTCATTCTTCTCTACTTCTATGTAGGCTTCTAAGTTTGGGTTTAGCTGTTCTTTTCCATCTGGATAGATAGTTTCCTTCCACTGTAAGGGAAAAAAGGCTTTCAGGTCATCTAAGTTTCCCTCGAAACTCTCTCTTTCTACTTTTAGCATATTTTCTTCTTCTTCGCAACTATTTAAACTGGAGTACCGTCAGTCAGCGTCCATCCAGTTCCTGTCCACACATTAATTAATGATGTGGTCGTATTAAATATTATAACTCCCGCGTCTGTAGATGTTAAATCAGTTGGTCTATCGGCAGTAGAGTAATTAGGTAGAACAAGTATAGTTCCAGCAGAAGGATGAAAAGAGGTTATAGCTTGCAATCTATTAACTGTTTCATTCATGCAGCCAAAAGCCGCCCTTTCATTGGTAGTTAAGTCATTAGGTATCTTTATCTTAGTTCCAGCCATGCTAGCTTTCACCTCCGCTAACTATCGCGTATATACCCGCTAAACTTACCTTCACGGGGTCGGTTATCGTAAACTCATATGTCATATTATTTGCTGTACCGCATTTCCTGAAGGCCGTTACCTTTCTGCGCTCACCCATTCTACCCATCTCCGCATATAACCTATTGCCCCAGTTGATACCGCCATCTACCGAGCGCCTTAGGCTAACCAACGGATTAATTCCCTGACCTGAATTTAAGCCAACGCCAGGCTCGAAGTCAAACTCCAACCTATCTAAGAATATAGGGTTCTTATCATTAAAAATAGGCGGAATTACGCCAATACGTTCAATGGTGTCACCATTATCTGTGTAAGTATCTAAATCTAACTCATACAATTTACCATTTTCGAAATCGCAGGTAATAAACTTACCAAAAGCAAATGTACAGTCATTAGTTCTATGTCTACCCATACCGTAAGATTTCAACTCATGCCAAGCACCGTAATCAGGAGATTCGAGAGCCACAGCCACATCACAACACCAAGTAGCATCGGCAGTAGGGAAAGTGAGTTCATAGAAATAATGTCCATCTTTCGAATACGTTTGCGCTACAGCATCACTAATAGTAGAATATTTTCTTATCGCGTCATCCATGGCGTGAGAAGATATTTTAATTGGGGATGCAGAGGAATCAGCTTGGATAGCATAAACAAAACCATCTTCACCCAACCAAGTAATAATATTGTTTATTTGTCCCACACTTAATACAGCGCCACAACCACGCTGGAAAGCGCCTGACTGATATGTTTCAAAAGGGAAATCTGCATTACCAGAATCCCACCAAATTTCTGTAGAAGTTTCTCCAAATAAATAAAGTAATTTGTATCCTGCGAATACCCTAACAATATTATCGGGACTTGCTTCTGCGGTTGCAAAGTCAAGGGCGTTATAACTATTCGAGTCCCTTAGTCCTGATATGAAAAACTGCGAAGTTCCCGCTTCTGAAAAAATTAAATATCCATCAAGATATGTCACACTAGAAGCACTTTTAAAATCTGGATTCGTAATTTCTGTGACTGTAGTTTCTGTAACTATATGCGCTACACCAGTCTGGTTATTTAGAACTACAACATCAACGCCATTATCTACTATTTGAACATTATTATATGTCCCCGCAGATAAAGAGCCAATCAACGTAGAGCCACCAAGCGAGTCTACTTTGTAAACTTTGTTGTCGCTTACTGCGTAGACATAATTCCCAAAAGCATGAATACCATATACGGGAGCATTTGTACCTAAATCAGTAAATGCTTTCAGGCCACATGAGCCATGAATAACAAATTCTGATTTAGAAGTAGGGGAAGCTTTTTCAAAATACATATTTACCAAGCGTTCCGCACTAACAGGCAAGCTCCTATTCTGGTAACTCTGACTTGGTATCTTTGTTTTTTTCTTTTGCATCTCTAAGCGTTGTAGTTGCCGTCATAATCTGGAACGAACTGTACGTAATCATACTCTTGGTCAAAGCCTTTAGCTGCATCTAAGAACTGAGAAGCTAACATCATTAAATCCTGTAGTTGCTGACCCGTAACACCATATTCAGGTGCTAAACGCACAGCCAAACCAAATACGATAGCTTCATACCACTCAATCGGAAAATCTGGATTGTTAGAAGAATCATCAAAATCTTGTATCGGGTATTCAACTGTTAAACGCAGCGTGTCCATTACGTTTCCAGTTTCCTGCCAGACGAATAAATTTCCACCGTTGATTTTTGGATTATAGTGTATTTGTGTACTAGAACCTGTAGAATTTTTAATTGATAAATCCATGTAATCCCTTCTCGCTAAAATTTTAGCGGGTACATCTACAACGCCAGTAATACTAGAAGCTGTAGAGCCTAACCTTCTGCGAGCGCCATTCACACGCATTGGTTTTTGGATTTTAGTTGTATAAGAATAAATGCCGTTATCAGTTGTAGCAGCGCCAGTTAATGCTGCGCCTAAAGTTATGACGTTAGATCCAGGAAGTGTTGCAATAGTTGTCCACTGCATTGAACCATCGTCAAGTTGTATTCCGATGTAATCACTAACTAACATGCCCGTGGTATCATCAACTGTAATAGATGTAGCTGCCGCAGCAGCATCAGCGGCTAAAGCAGTCTGCACCAAATCACTATCTAAACAAGCGTTATCACCTGTAGGTGAAAGTGTATATAAATTTTGATTTTCTGCAAGGAACACTACTATTTCTTCGTATTTCCAAAGATGGATGCCTTGCGTCTGCCAAGTTTTAACGAGAAGATTAAGTGCCTCGGCACCTTCTTCTATCTCTCTTTCCGTAGGGTCGTCAAATTGGTTTGTAACACGCAGCTTTCTAAGTGCGGCCTTTACTATCTGGTCACGATTCATATCGAAATTGTATGATCCTGAAACTGCCATTTTACTTTCCTAAATTAGTTTTTACTACGCCCTTATGAGGTAATGGAGGATAAACTGGAACAATCCGTTTGTTATTATCAACAGGTTGCTTGCCGTTTACACCGCTACCCACTTTAAATACAATGTCACTATCTCGCGCCATCGTTTTTATCTTTTTTGCCATCGCCATCATTACGTTTTGCAACAATACCTTTTACGCCCTGTGTAGACACTACTCTGTGTATACCTATCTTGGAAGCATTAATCTGGTCTAGTGTAGGCATAGTGATTTTTTTATCCATTTTTTTCTCCTTTGTTGTTATTAATCAGTAATTATTGGCTCTGGGTAATCATCTTCAATCTCTATACTATCTACATCTAAAGCGAATCCATCGTCTGTAGAATTAATATAATTTATTTCAAAATCTAACCAATCCCCATCAGCAACTACTACTTCGTATTTATGCCCATTTAAGAATAATCCTGTAACTTTTCTAGCCATTATGCACCCCTCTTAATCATATATCTCCAACCCATATAATCAGATTGAATCGCTCTTGATGTTGTGCCAGCTGATTTTATTATTCCAGTCCTCACCCCAATTGAGCGCGCATTAGTAGGTAAGTTTGTAGAAGTTTGAGTTGAAAAGATTGTCCAAGTATCTCCATCTGTCGAGTAGAAAAACTCTGCGTTTGTCCAATCACCATTAATAAATATTCCAGTATAGTGCATTACCGTTGTTGAAACCGTAAAGCCAGTAACAGTATTTTTTGTTGCAGCAGAGTTATTATTGGCTACTGTTCTCCAATCCGTTGATGTAGTTTGGTCATACTCCCAATACACTCCGTTTGTTGGAGCGGTTGAACCAGTTCCATTATTAAAACCTGCTCTTGCTATGTATGTATCAGTTCCGTCAGAAAGAGTATCTACGGCTTGCCTACTTAAGAACAGAGCGCATCCACCTAACGCAGCCAATGTCATCGCACTCGAAGTACCAACATGGCAACCGCCTGTTGTTGTAGTTCCCGTTGTACACTGTAACTCACCCATCGCCTTTTGGGTAGTGTTAGTACCAAAATTTGAAGCTATTGCTGTTGCTGCGCCAGTGCCATTTGTTGAGGTAGTGAACGGCGCAGAACCACCAACAAAATCGTTGAATTGGTCAAAAGAATCGTAAGGCGAGCCGTGTCTATTTCCACTTTGCAATACCCACCTTGAAGAGGTGGTATTATAAATTAAATCAATAGTATCACCAGGCATTAGAATAATCGGTACTGCTGAATTTGGAGAATAGGATATTCTATTAGCTGCGGTTGAGGATGCACTTTCTCTTGGTATTAATATCATCCTAGCTGTAGAAGCCGATGGGTCTGTGGTATTTGTAATTGATATTCTTTTACCATTCACTACGCTTGTAGCAGAGATACCTGTAATTTGGATTGAATTAGTTGGTGCTATTCTTACTTCAGAAAGAACGTTCATATTAGTTGAAATACCAGTCGCATAATTATTCTGGTCTGCTGAAGGAGTTAGGCTTATAACTTCAGGTATATTAGTGCTTAAAGCGGAAAGTAGTTGCGCGGCTGTAAAAGAGCCAAGTGTCGTAGCGTTGCCTACGGAAGTGATATGCCCTGTCAAATTCGCATTAGTAGTAACGTTACCAGCAGTTAATCCTGATGCCGTACCAGTTAGGTTTGTTGCTACACCTGATGTTGGCGTACCTAAAGCACCATTAAATAACACGGGTGCGCCAGCAGAGCCAGTATTAACAGCTAATGCCGTTGCTATACCCGTACCGAGTCCAGAAACACCTGTAGATATTGGTAATCCTGTGCAAGAAGTTAGTGTACCACTTGTTGGCGTACCTAGCGCTGGAGTTACTAAAGTAGGTGAATTAGTCATAGCCACACTACCTGTGCCGCTTATTGTATATTCGCCTAATACTCCAGCATTGTCATAGAGAACCCTTCCATTAGTGCCACCAGAAATTGTAGTATTATTTACGGTAAGTGAGGTTGTGCCAGTAATAGCGGCCTTCAAGTTCGCGTAAGTAATCTTTCTTGTAAGAAAATCTCCACCAGAGGAAAGTTCAACATGAAGCAAATCCGCATTTGCAGGTGTTGTTATTGCGGGAAAGCCATCTAATCTTGTGCCAGTAGTCATCGTTAAACCTCAAATGGATTACTTGTTTCCATAACTGTATTGTTGCTTAAAAGTAAAAAATCATCGTCACTTGTACCCATAAAGGTATAGTCTAAATCCGTAAAAATAAAAGGAGCTTCTGGGCGTGCGTTTGGTACAAATTGCTTATCACGGGCTGTTGCAGCAAAATCCTGTGGATGCCTTGGCTCCCACCACGAATTCAAAACGCGGTACCCATCCCAAGTCATGCGAGTGTCTTCCGCCTTGGCCGTAAATCCACTATAATCGCAGACTACATTATACGACCCAAGCTTAAAACGACTCGCACCACTACCTCTTGTACCACTTTTACGCATACCTAGTATGCTCCTAATTATTAAGAATCAGTACCAGTACCAATGCTTTGCATAACAAGAGCAGTTGCAGAGGTATAAGTTACAAGGAAATCTCTCCAAGTATTGATAGCTATAGTAGCTGTACCAGTTAGAGTTACACCAGAACCAGCAGTTACAGTTAGTGTACCTGTACCTTGTCCGTTTTTAATACGAAGAATGTAAGAACCACCAATACGAGCTTGAGGATCATCTTGATACATTTGCGTTGCAGTACGAGTAGCAATAGAACCAGGAGTACCTTGTGTATTGTTATAAACCACAAAAGCAGCGCCAGTAAGTTGGTTGGCAGCAAAAGTAGTTGTAGTTGTACCAGTAGTATATTGAGCATTAACTAGTGAAGGACGTTTTTCAGACCAAGTACCAGCAACCGCACAATCAAAGATGGACTCACGACCAGCAGGAATTGTAACAGGTAAGTTTGCCGCTAAACCAGTGATTAAATCGCCAGTCGCAGGATAAACGTCAACGCCAGTTGCGCCATCGTTAATTACCTTTATCATTCTACCAGCGGCAGAAGTAGGAAGTTTTACTGAATCATGCAAAGTAGCACAAGTAGTAATTCTATTAATTGTTGTAGTAAGAGCAGTTGCAGATGCTTGTCCACCAGTTGCAAAGGCAGTAATAGCGTTTGTAGCTGAGTTATATGTATTTGTAATATTAGCAGTAGTCGCAGTTAATGTAGTAGTTGTGACATCACCATCAAGAACTGTGTTGGCAGTATTAAGACCAGTAGTATTAATCCCACCAGGAAAAGCTGTAACAGGCATTTTTTATCTCCTTTATTATTAAAAGTTTGGGAGTAGCTTTTTAACACTACTCCCAATTTTACTAAGCGCCTGTAGAACCGTACATCGCTCTCCAATCAGGAACAGTGAAGCTATACCTTTCAGTTGCTTTAAAGTTCATGTTGTTTGTAGCGAAATCATTGTCATCGCTAAACGCTATTGGTTTACGAGAGTAATGGATTGCACCACGAGGAGCGTTGGTTTGTAGGAACCAAGCATCAGTATCAGTCAGGTAAGTATCTTGCAGAATCTCAGGTATCACACCCATTGTGTAAATGGAGTTGATATTGTTATTCGCACCACCTGGTTGAAGAACTGAATTGCAAACTTCTTGAGCTGTCCAAATTAATTCATTCGGAACAATCAAGCGTTCTGCTTTTAGATTGATACGTAGGCCACGGTTGTTTTTAGCGTTGTAAACCATAGTAACCATATCTTGTAGTGACGCTTGTGAAAGGTCAGCCGCAGGATTTAGTTTGTTTGATTGTGAACCAACGAAAGTTGTATGCGAAGTAGAGCATAGTTCTTTCGGGTTGTTCACACCAAAGGTATAAGAGGAATCAAACGCCCTGTTAAGGATGTTGTTCGCAATTATCTCTTTAGTTTGACGCATAGACCAGCCAAGGTTTTCAGTACGGCGTTCAGAAAGTTGAGCGTATTGATTGTCGTCAATTTCTTCCTCCGTGATGATGAAGCCAAGACCCATTACAGCGTGAACTGTACGAATCACGTCACCTTGCATATCGGCATCGAAAGTTACCGAATTGCCTTGTTGTTTTAGTACCGCCAAACCAAAACTAGAAGCTTCTAAATCTTCTTCATAGCTTTTTGTTGACGCTTCAGTCTTAAATATCTGTGACCAAACCGCAGTTTTCTCGTCATAGACATTTCCGAAAATGGAAGCTAACCCAGGGCGTAACGCCTTAGGAAAACTACCAGTAGTTATAATTGAATTTGCTACCATGTTATTTCTCCATTATTGGGTTATACACCTGCTGTATTATCAGCAAAGAAGTGTCTGTTGATTTTGCAAACTACGCGTGTGTAAGAATCTACAGCAGCATTATCATTACGTTGTTCAACAGCCTCAATTCTTACTTGAAGTGTAGAGGTTGTATTGATAGATGAAGTTAGTAGAGCTTCTTGCTGTATACCTAGTCCATTTACTGTAGTAGCATCAACGATATTAGCGTTGTTACCAATGTCAGCAGCAACTAGGGCGCCACTCATAGGAATCGCAAAGCGAACATCTGGATCAACGTCAACAGTAACTAGACGTTCAGTAGATGCTGCTCTATATGTTAGTGAATCACCTGTTACAGGCAGAACACCAACTACGATACCGCAAATGGTATCAGCAGATCCAGCTTTCGCAACGATAGGATAGAATTGTAGATCGCCAGAGTAGGTAGTTGTTGAGCCTGTGTATTTTACAAAAGCTCCAAGACCAATAGCTGTGGAATCAGAAGTCGGAACTACGTAAGTACGTAATTGTGGTTTTCTGCCCTCGTATTGGACTATATCTACACCTGGAATGTTAGTATTTGGCATGTTATAGCCTCCTTATAAATTGTTAAAAAATGCGGAAGCTATGTATGACTATGTTTTACTTATGCTCTACTCGATTCTTAGAATCTTTTGGAATGTAAAATTTGTCAGCTTCCACCTTGTTATTGCCAAAGCCTTCTTTGCCTTGTCCTCGGAGAAGCTCCTTTTCCATTTCATCTAACGGAGCTAGTTTTTCTTTCTGGTCTGCATCATACCACTCTTTGCGTTTACGCATTAAGATACGATGCTGTGTACGACCATCTTTTAAAGTACCGCAAGCTTGTCGAACTACTTTATTCTTACCGTCAGTTACTTTATCCCAATCATTATCCTCAAGGGTGCTGACACGATATTCATCCTCATCATTTACTAACCTATATTCATAACTGTCATCAGTTATATACGGATTAAAATAATCGGATTTTAGTTTTACTTCGCTTGTACTACCCGCTCTTACTTTTCTTCTTTTTCTTTCTGTTTCAGTAGCGGCTTCGGTCTTATCAATCTGGTCTTTTACCATGATTCCTCTCCATTGTATTATTAAATAATAAAATTTGCAACTTAATTTTTATTCTTTCTTTTGTCAGCCTCGTAAATTTCTCTTAAGTCCTCGAAAAATTTATCTTCTGATTCCTTCAAACGCTCTGGTGTCTGCTGCTTTTTAGGTATGCCCCAGCTATTCTTTTTATACCTTTCGAACAACATTCTATCAGTAGGTTCTAAATCATTCACACCGAATTTTTTGTATGTCTGACGTGGTGCAGCAGCATTTCTTTCTCCACCATAATCAACTGGTTGCCTATCTTGATTTTTATTTCTAAAATCATCTGGGTATCTACGTTTAACCTCATCTTCCACCATTTTCAAGCGCTCTTGTGGAGTTAGATCTGGGTGCATTTTCCCGATATACGGCGCAATTCTATCCGCTTCTGCTGTAAGCGTCAAATCCTTGCCATACCAAGGATTTTTTAACTGCCAATCGTTCAAAATACGCTGAGTTTCTTGTATCATACGCTGCGTATCTTCTTTCGGAGCAGTGTCAATATCCTTGATTTCCTGCTCAGTTTGCCTTACTTCTTCCGTTAAACGCTCTACTTTATCTACGTCTAAATCATCTTTAGCCTGTTTTTTCTGTGCGTTTAGCTCTGCAAGCTTATCAGCTAGTTCTTTTTTGTACCTAGCTTCCTGCCTTTCTAGTGTTTTTTTGTGCAACTCAGCCTGACGTGCAAGCATTTCGCTTGTTTTCTCATTTGCTTTCTCCGCTTTTTCCAAACGTATATATATATTACTGTGCCTATCTGCGAACTCATCGAAATCAGTCCACTTAGATGTATCACCCTTCCACTGATCTTTTGGTTTCCAGCCCTGGTCTATTGCGTAAGCTTTTTTTTCGTCAATAGACATCTGCGTAAGATCCTTACCAGCATATTCCGTCTGCTCAACCGCCTGCGTAGCTTCCGCCTCTTGCGCTGGTGCGGCCTCCCCCGTCATTAAATCATTAGAAAGCTTTTGTAGGTCAGCCATTAGTATTCTCCTTGGTTGGTTTAAATGCAATTATATCCATGTCAGATAAGAACCTGTATATACCATCATCATCCGCATATTTTCCTGCATGACGGTCAAAACTTACTATAGTATTTAATTCTGGTTTTCTTGGAAACTCTGGATAAGGGTAAGCCCCTTCAGACATTTTTAATAACTTGCCGTAGATACGACCATGTTGTTCACGTTCTCTTGATGCGTCAGCTAGGTATATTCCACCTGCTGTTTTTTCCTCTACCTTCTCTACTTCTACTAATACCCAATTATTTAATAGCTCCCACTCATCAGGATTAAATTGTACTTTCGCCATCTTCGCTTTCCTCTATGTTAGTAATTCCTCTATAAAACTCACGCACGATTTCATACTCAAGCTCGCTTGCGAGATCAAGTCCTTCAATTTTTCCCAAAACATTTGCGTAGTTGTTTAGTGTACTGAATGAATCTTCAGTTAGATATTCTGCCGCACCTAACCTTTCTAAGGTTCTATTGCGAAAGTCCTGTAGGAACCTGCGGTAAGCCTTGAACGCTTCCGTTGACTTCAGGAACTCCAGTTGCTCCTTCGTCAGACTCTCCTGATTCCTCTCCTTCTCCTTCTTCGACATCTGTCATCTCCTTCTTCGTTTCATAATCAGCCCACTGCCCTTTCATTTCCTCTACGAATCTATCGTAAAATTGCAGTTGACTTCCTTCTTCTTTACTTTCCGCATCCGCTGTTTTCTGAATAGCTGTAGCCACCATCTCCATTACTTCTGCAGGAAGTTTTTTCTCTTTAATATCTATCTCTCTCATTTTATTAATTTGGTCAAGCATTTTCTGTTGAGTTTTTTCACGCTCAACATCTAACGCCGCTTTCTGAATATCCAATTCCTGATTCGTAGGTTGGAAATCCAACGCCTCTTCTTCATCATCACAGCCAAGAGCTTCAAGGTTTTTCTTCGCTGCGTATTGTGGGGCTATCAACTGTTTCTCTGCAAGCTCCATGTATCTTTGTGCCTTGTATTGTTTTTCAATACTTGTAAGCGCACTGAAATCCGCAACGGGCATTACATCTATATCATCATCAACAAAATCTTTTCTCGCAACGTAACCTTCATTATCACCATACTCAAAGTAAACACCCTCATCTAAATATTCCGCATTTAAGTCGTACAGAATTTTGTACTCTTTACTCATCGCCCGATATAATCTTTTGAAGATAGATTTGAATTCATTCATACCCTGCTCTATCATCGCCAAGGCAGTATTAGCAGGAAGATCGCTACGTAGTTCGCCTGAAAGCGCATCCCTCACGCCACCCAACTCTTTCGCATATCCAATTAGGAATTGCGCTAAGTTATATAACGTAGCACTTGGTTCAGGGAATCGTATTTCATAAATATTATCACGCAACGCTTTACCATCGGAATCAACGAATAGCATCTTACCTGGAGTAACAGGTGTTTTTCCGCCCTTCATACGAATACCCCTACCCGCTAGTATGGCAGGAGTATTGCTTAATCTACCAGCATCATTTAGTTGATTCATGGATGTGTTGATGTTCTGGTTTAAGTTAAGAAGAAGGTAGCCGAATCCTATTCCGTGAATTCCGCCTCTAATATCTGGGATGAAAATATATTGTGTATAATAATTATCTTCTTCGATATACAACACTTTTCCGTTCTTACGAGTAACGTCATCTTCATCAAATGCCTTTACAATTCTAGTCGGTAATTTTGTTTCACTATGTAGTGTTACGATATACGGCTCTGCGTATCCATCGCCATCCAAATCTAAGCGAGTATGCTGCTCTAATATTTCATGCGGCTCATTCGTGCCGTCATCTTTATACTCAAAATCTACGTAGAAATTATTCATGATTCTTTCGTGTATTTCCCAAGGATATAAAGAATCTATTTCTGTTTTCCTCGAACCATCGAAAGCACGAGCTTCATTATTTATAATTAAATTTTTTGGGTGTATGATTCTACTGCGCTGACGTTTCTCGAATTTATCATAATATCTTTTACGATACATTTCCCCATAAGCAGGATATTGTATAAGAAGTTTGTCTGTATCTTCCTGCCAGTTTTTATCTTCGCACAAAAGCTGATACGACATAAAGCCCGCTATCCGCGCAGCTTTCTTTTTCTTCCCGCCAGCGGCCTCAATAACTTTTGGTTTGCCCTGCTCATCCAACTTCGTAATATCAAACAACCCCTCATCCGAGCCATTCACCTTGCCATATACTATAGTATCATCTTTAAATAAAATCCCGTAAGCCCTACTTGCGAAAGCTATTGCGGCATTTTGTATCAATGGAATATTTACGTTACTCGACCCCTCATACGGATACGATTTCGCTTGTGTTCTAGGCTTTAGCATCTCATCAATCTTATCGAGAAGCTCGAAGTGTTCCGCATTACTTGTCAAATCCCTTTCATACATCCTAAAGCAGTGCTGACCTATGCCAGCTAAGTCTGTCTTATCCAGAAGCTCTGCCACGTTATCTGTTGCGAGTATATCTTTAAATGGGAGATTTATTTGGGGTATCATCTAATATCCTGTAACCATATTACCTTGTGGTGCAGTATAATCTAAAAATTCCTCTTCTGCAAGCTCATAAATATTTCTTTCTAACATTTCGTCTATATCTAAGTGCATATAATATGATAACGCTTGTGATGTACTATCAACCATATCGTCATGCTTTCCATTTGGAAACGCAAGTAATTGCGAAGTATAGTCTGTTTTCCAATTCTTGAATTCCGCTGGTAAATGCACTTTTCCGTTTTCAAACATCAAACTACACACAGAAGCGCGGGTGATTTTATCCGCCGTTGGCATGATGGCTTTAATCGGAATCTTGGTCTGGCTACGTAATTCCTGTATTAGCGATTGCCCCGAAGCCTTATCCTCAATAAGTACAACATCGGGCTTCCAATCTTTCGCATGTTGCACTATCCTTTGCTTCAGTAACGGATACTCTAATCTTTCATTAATCACATCAAGCAGATCAATCCCCCCCCTATGCACTCCCCACGTAGTACAGCTCGATGGGTCATTAATCTCAGCCGCCTTAAATGCCGTATCCCACGATTGTAGTATCTGAAGATAAGGCTTAGTCCCCTCGTATGTTTTCTGTAACCATTCTTGTTTTATTATCCCGCCTTTATTCGAGATATTCCAGTTACCCCCCAACAACCGCTCACGCTCAACCAATGGCAACGCTTTTAAATTATTAATATACCCTGGGTCAGCCTCCATCAATTTCTGATTATCAGTCAGCTTCGCCGCTATGAATTGGAAACTCTTATACCCATCCTTCGGAATATCGCTCCAAACAAACTTATCATTCTCAATAGTAAACCAACGAATCTGCTTACATCTTTCCTCTATGGCCAATCCCGTATCCGCATCTATCCACCAATCTATCATCCCCCGCACCCATGATTCCGAATCTGGGTTACACGTCATTCTTATCTTCGGCTTAACCCCGCACATACTCCTATTCCGCGAGAACATATACAACACCGCATCCCTATCAAAATGCGTAACCTCGTCAAACCCAATCCATGCAATCTGAGAACCCTGCCAGCTATACTTATCCTTAGTATGCTCCATGTGGCTCATTTTCAACTTACTACCCTCTACCCCACCAGTCTGCCACTCCCAAGTATAATCCCCCACCTTGGCATCTGCGTTTGTATATGGATATATTTTCCAACTCTCATCCCACAAACCCCCTGGATTCTTTATCTCTGGATAAGTACGCCTAAATAACACAGCGTAAAACCCGGGCACATTTACATACCTCAGTGGGTCTAGTAACATACACCAACTTTTACCAGATCCAGCACTCCCCCCATATATAACCACATCGGCCTCTGAGCTAAGAAACTCCTCCTGCTTTCCTGGTTGAGGCTTAATTTCCATGCGAAACCCTCTGGACATCCCTGTGTAGCCAAGCTATCACCTGCTTACCCTCTTCCGAGTCCACAACAACCTTCGCCCCACTCTCCCAGATTTCCCTACACTCTTCGTCAGTTAGTAATCTCACGTACAGCCTCCCCGATAATTTTCCTACTCTCAGGCAAATACACCTGAACAATTTCTTTCTTCTCCTCCACCCTTTCTATACTCCTATTCAACGCCTTCCCATACGCCCTGTCCATCAAGCTCTCTAGTAGTTGTAGGTTCTTACTCGCTAATGCCTCTAATATAAGCTTATCCCGTATAGCTACCCCCCTAGCCCCACTCTTTATTAAGTAGTCAACATCCTTCGCATCCATATCCAGTAACCCCTCAAATCCCTGTTCCTTGGCCACCGTATACCTCTCCAGTACCCCATCTACCCCCTTGTCGCTATTTATAGTAAGCAGGTACTTACATACCCCCGCCCATAGTTCAATATCGTCAGTACGTACCTTATCAGGAGCTACCCTGAATTGATTGTAAAAAGCAATAATCTCTTCCATATACCAGTAATAGTAGGTGAGTATTGATGGAATGTCAAGGGGTTGTTACCCCCCCCTATTTATCGCTTGGGTGGGAGAGTGCATATACGCCTACACACAACTGCGCGAATCTACCCCCTTCC